TCCTGACCGCGGAGCACACCCGCCGCCATTGCCTGCGTCAGCTGGACCATTGCATTACTCTGCTCTTGCGCCGATGCTCCACCGATTTTGAATTGCTTATTCACCTGCTCAGTAAAAGCAATCAACTCCTGATTCGATGAGAATGCGTTCTTCGCATTAAGTCCCATCTTGCTGACGGCGTCTGCGGTATCAAAATATGATGACTTTGCACGCAAAGCAGATTGATAAATCAACTCATTCAGTTCCGCCGTTGTCTGCTGACCATCATTGATCAGGTTCATACGGGCATTGACCTGCGTTTGTGCATCTGCAAATCCAAGAAAGGATTTTGTCAAAGAAAGCGCACCACTTGCCACAACTATCTTTTGGATTGTTCCAAGCAATTTTTCTGATGCACGTTCTGTTTTCTCTGTCTCCTCTTTGTGTCTTCGTTGCTTCCCAACAATCTGCTCCAGAAGTTGATTCGTCTGCGCCGCCTGCTCTCCCAGCCCGCGGATTGCTCCGATCGTTGCCCCCGCAGACCGTCCCATCGCATGAGTCAAGCTCTTATCCAATGCCGTTGTAGTCGCAACTGCCCGATTTCCAAGCTCCAAAAAAGTATTAAATGACGATGAAAACTGATCAGTGAGGGACAGTGTTTCGTTAATTACAGCCATCTATGTAATACCTCCTATTTGAGCTTTTCCAATTCTCGAGATTCTTTCATCAGTAACTCCGACATCAAAATGCGTTCTCGAACAGAAAGCCTCATTACTTCATGAGGGAAAACACCGTGATCGCACAACATTCTCTGCATCAATTGCACATCCACGGTGTTTTCCGAAATCAGTTTTTTGCCTCTTCCTCAAGCTCCTCTAAGCTGTCGTCATCGCCAATCATCTCATTGAGGTTTCTGATCTCTTTGACAAGCAGATCATACTCACCCATTGTCAGCATGCGTCCCGGAACATCCAGCGGATCTGTCGTCTTGTAATACGCACATAATTCAGCATCTTTGAAATTCGGAGTCACCACGCAGGCATCCACCAGAAGTTTTCCGTACTTATCCGTATCAAGTTCCTGGACAATACGACCATTCGCTCTCGTTTTCTTCATTGCTCGCTTCAGCAGACGATCGTTCGTCTCCTGATCAATCACACGAATGACAAACGGAATCGGTTTTCCATTTTCATCCACAGCTCTCTTTGTGATCACAACCTCCTTTGTCTCATCCATAACCGGCGGTAACAAAAACGCTTTAATATCTGCCATAACTTTATTCCTTCTTTCTTCTTATTTTTAGCTTCCAAGCTGTTCCGGATCATGAAACCAGTTGAGAACCTCGATGTTCGTAAACGAAAATCCCACTTCCATGTCCAGCACATTAGAATCGGCATCCAGCTTCGCGATCGGCAACTTGTTGAGCTTCACATTGTAAAAGACAACCGTCTGCGTTCCCACACTCGAAGTTGGATCATCATTTGTGATCTGAAGTGTGAAATACGGCAGTTTTCCTGTCTTTAAGTACTCCTGTAATAAGCGCAGGAAATACGGAGTTCCATAATACAGCGTCATCGTTCCAGATAATTTAACTCCGGTGGTTCTCACCTGAACCAAGGAAGTGCCAACAACCTTGAAGTCCTCTTCCTGAAAGCTCGCATCCGACTGAAATTTCTTCATGCTAAACATCTGATGGTTTTCACCATTGATTGTCATAAATCCATTTCCGGAGCTTCCATTAAGCGCATCGCGCTCAAGTAAAAAATTACCATCCATCTTCCACAACCTCCTTACTCAGTCACAGTGCCAGCCGACACATTCACTGTCATGTAAATCTTCTCAATGCTGTCCACCGGCTGAATCGCAACATCTACAATTACAGAGTCAACATCATTTCCCTCTGTCACAGAGACATCCTCTGCTTCAAAATTCTGAATTCCGTTGTTTGCCTGCATTTCATTTAAGTATCCCACGATCCATCCTGCCAGAAGATTGCGTCCTGCTTCATTGTTGTTGGTTTTTCCTACATAGTACAAAGCGAACTGCTTATACACATCATTGCAGAATTGATTCAGAACGCGCATTACACGGTTTTTGGAAAAACTCTTCTGCTTATCCACAGTAAAACTTGTCAGCGTGTTGATATCTGTACATACCTTGACCGTATCAAAACTGTCAATAAACACAATCTGACCGTTGTCGATTGCTTCTTCGATTTTTGCATCTGTCAGCTTCGGATTCGACTCTACGGCATCTGGATATCTGGCATATGTAAGTGATTCATTGTATTTGGCTCCTGCTTCTGCACCTCCGATCCACCACGTTACCTGCTGCGGCGAAAGAATCGTTCCATCAGAGAGCTTCACACCATTTCCAACAGAGATCACCCACTCACTGTTTGCAGTTTTTGCCTCCGCCAGAACTGCCTGACATTTCTTACCGATACTGTTGGAAACTCTTTTCGCAAAGGTTGCATATGCCTGCTGTACGGTTGCATCCGTCCCATCATACACAACAATATCGAACTGATACGGCTCTAATTCCGTCAGAAATTTTGCGTAATCGCCGGCGGTTGGTGTCGGATCTGTTCCTCCCGTTAAACTTTCCCCTGCGGATGCAGTCAACGTCTCTGTTCCGCTAAACGCAACCCACTGATTTCCCTGCAACTCTCTCGCTGTCTTTACACTCTGCTCATCAAGAACATTTCCATCAACGATTGTGGATACGGTAAAAAGATCCTCTTCGTCCGGATCTGCCGAAACCATAATAATGATGTCGTTTCCTCTCTCACCTTCATACAAAGCCGTAGCGGTTAAGGCGCCAATCTTTGTTGATGCCTTTGCTCCGCCCGTACCAGATACTCGATACAGCAAAATTTTCGACGGTCCAGATGTCACATCGGTTCCTTTCATCATTTCCCGTAAGAACAGAGCACTATCTGAAGTGATGTCATGACCAATAATGTTTTTTACATCATCGCCAGGAATAATTTCCTGCATGATCCCAACACGTCCCCAAGACATCGGCTCCGCAATTGCCACAATTCCCTTGTCTCCAATATTGGCACCGATGTTTCCTCGTGACCTCGTATTGATATACACACCCGGCTGACGTTTGTTCTGGCTTGTCCATGTTCCTCCTGCCATCCTACTTTCCTCCCTTCAAATATTTGTCCAAAAGCTCTTTTGCTCCTGAAATGGAATAAGCTGGCTTCACCAGAATCGTCCTGGCAAAGTCCGGCTGATACCCGGACAGATGTTTGCTCTTTAAGAGTTTCTCTGTCGGATACAGGGTCTCATTATTATTATGTTTTTTTAATGCCGGCATAATTTTCCTCCATATCTTGCATCTTAATCTCATCTTCTGAAAAGCTGACGCGCTGGCAAATATGGAACTGATAATGCAGTTCATCATCTTCCTCATGCCATTGCCTCTCTTCCGTCCGGATCAGAGCCTCATTTCCCTGAGAATCCCTATACATAAACCGCTCAAGAGAGGCATCCAGAAATTCAGCCACCTCATAAATCTGAGCATTGCGGTCGACGATGTTTCGTTGCTGTACAAACACAATATCCATTGCCAGATCTCTGCCCATTCTGCTTCCAATATGAGGTTCTATCGTAACGGGTGAAGTGAAGAAAATAAAAAAGCAAGGAAATTTTGTTCCTTGCTGATTCGGGCTATCATAAACGGGATACTTCGGATACCTCTCAGAAAGCAATGTCGCCAAACTGTTCAAAACTGATTTTAATGAAAAAATCACTTCATTGCCTCCTTTACTCGTTTCTCCAACTCGCTCCGAACTACACTCCGGTATCTTCCAATTGCTGCTTCTTTCATGTGTTTTCCAGGTACATAGGTTGTTTTTGTTCCAACCACAATACCGCCAGATCCATCCGGACTTCTTTCCAGCAGATTCCCATTCACAATCAATCCCGGAACGAAATGCTTATCTACTCGATGACCATCATTTACATAAGATGCATATTGCATGTTGTTATTTAACTCTGTGTAAACACTTCCGCCTGTCACGACGGGTGTCGTAATGCTATCCGTTGACCAATGTTGTGCCATCTGACCACTTCTCATATTCGTTCCGGCAAGCGTTCCATCATTAGGCGGTGTCTTCTCTGTTGCCACTCGAACCGCCTCAATCGTTGCTCCCTCAATCACCTCTGCCATAATCTTTGGAACATTTTCTCCTGTCTTTCTCAGCTCTTCCAATCGTTTTCGCATCTGACTTCCGAAACTCGACAAGAAATCACCTCCCCGATTCGATCAGATTATCTCTCAAAAGAACAACCTCTTTATGCTCCAATCCCGTCAACGAACCGCCAACTGGATCGTAAAAATCCTGTGGTGATCCAGCAAGATATCTTTCTGCCTGATTTGCACGACCAAGATTTCCACCTCGAATCACATGAAGTTCATCGCCCGCACAGAGATCCACCTCAAGGTCACAGGAGAGCTTATCCTCTCCCCTGGATCTTGCCGCATCATCCGTGATGCTTGGGCTTCCGGTCCCTGTATGGTACACACGACACGGGATGCCTTCTGCAACTTTCCTGCGCTCCTGCCTCGAAATACTTCCATCTTTTGTTGAAATCACCCGGTATACATCCATGAGATCCGTGTACCAGCCCTCAAAAATAGGATTATCAAATAACATACATGCCTCCCATTCCAACCAATCGAGCAAGTGTCACAAGCTGTTGTCCATACTGCGTAGCATTCCAGCTTCCCCACTTTTCCGTTCCAATCGTTACTGCTGAATTGTCATAACTGACGGATGTATCTCCCATCGTGGTGCTCTTTATGACACCTGCCGGCTGTGCCTTCGCAACCACCTGCGCCGTCCCAGATGATGCCGGAGCATATGTCTTTAAATACATTGTTGAAAAGTGTGCCAGATAAAGCCCCGCAGCATAACGCCACATGCTTCCCCAGCGCGACGGAAGAACGCTGTCATTTGCCTGCGTCAGAAACATATTCAGGATTCCTTCCGGAAGAAGATCCTGACTCTCAGGATCTTTCCCTTCCTCCGATGAAACTTTTTTCGTAAACTGTGGAAAGTCCTCCCGGAACATTTCCTTCGTGTAAGCTCCCCGCTCTCCCGGCTGTGTAAGATTTGCTGCCTGCTCTTTCGCTGACTGAAACCTCGACGTCATCGGATTCGTGCTTCCATACGGCCACATCGACATCACTCTTTCTTTCCGCTCTTGGTCTTCACAGACTTCTTGGCATCCTCAGAAGCATCTTCATCTGTTACCACCTTTTCTGCATCCGGGCGGATATCATGCTCTGTTGCCAGCTGTTCTGCTACTTCATCTGCCTTGTAAAGTTCCTTGTCCTTCGTTCCATCTGGGACCGCGATATTGCCACAAAGAATTGCTCTCTGAACCAGATCACTCTGTGCAACATCCTCCGGAATCTCTCCAATATAGTTCTTTTTGATCAGATACAGCGAGCCGTCTGCTCGCCTTACCTGATAATTTCTCTTTGATACAATAAACATCTTGCTCCTCCTTAGATTCCATCTACATAAATCATCGACTGATCGTAAAACATCTCCACCTCGGACAGATTGCCGGCATATGCGGTATCAAAGCAAAAATCCTGAGTATTGGAGCTTGTCATTGCTCTCGTAAGCGGAGCAAGCTCATCCATCGCAAGGAAACGCTCCTCGTTGCGATAAACCACCATACGATCCGCGCCTGCGTCTCCGGCGCCTTTGCACCACTTTGTTGCAGCGATTACAAGATCTGAGCCATTCTGTTTTGCGACATTATTCTCGAGAAGGAACGTCAAAATGGTCTTCTCCGCCAGCTCAGTCACCTTGGTTGTTGCAAGATAGTTAAACTGCTCATACGGCATAAGGATGTGATTTGGAATTGCACTGTTGTCATACTCACAGGACGACCATGCCAGCAGGATTGCATCGTTGATGTCCTTTAAGATCTGATCTGGGGTCTTATCCTTGAATTTTGTGCTTGGCGAAGTCTTTCCGTTAGACTCAGCATTCGTCACCGTTACATCTTCGTTGTTTACGAGACCGGTTGTTCCATATCTCGCAAAACCGGCATAGGTATTCTCATCCAGATGCTTGTCATAAGCCATTCTGAGTCCATCGCGAAGCAGAGTGTCTATATTACGACCAGTCATGTTTCCTCTCTGCATATCGATCCACATGACGCGAGTGCCTGCCGCGATCATATGTGCCTTGTGCTGACCCTTGGAGAAATCCGCCTGTACCATTGGAATTCCGTTTGAAGCACCAGAATGTACCAGATTATCTCCAGATCCACCAGTAATGCCATAACCGACCTGCATAGTGGAAACGAACTCAGCCCAACCACCACCGACACGAATCGGAATATCTCTCGCATATGTAAAACTTGTGAGCGGTGTCCGAATAATCGGATCTCTCTTCTCAAGCTCAGATGATAAAAATGCCTGACCAGATGCGATTCCGGCTGCATCCATAGTGAATGTCGCCACATTTGCACTTCCTGCGGATCTGCTCACCGCTCTTCCCAAATCATAAGTACCTACATTTTTAAACGCCATGTCTCATTCCCTCCTATGCATTTAAGATGGTCAGGATTCTCATCTCTGCCACACCATTGGCATCCGCGCTTCCCTTCCACTGTGCGTTTGTCAGTTTCACATTCTTACCGGTATCGGCTGTTGCCTCGAATCCGCCG